CGATGGTGGTGTTCTTTTAGGAAACGGAGCTGGAGCTATTCAAGCTATGGCGGTTCTTACTGACGGACAAATGATTGTTGGTGACGGAACAACAGACCCTGTCGCTGAGAGTGGAGCTACATTAAGAACAAGTATAGGAGTCGGTACGACTGATGATGTTAAGTTTGCTAATATCACAGGTTCTAATAATATTAGTGCTAGTGGAAATTTATTAATAACTGGAAATATTAGTGGTTCAAGTAATTTAGGTGCAGACGGAGATTTATATATTGGTGGTAGAATTACAGGTAGTGGTTTAGCTGTATTTGGAGATAATGTCGAGGTTACTGGAAATGTAACTGCTTCAGGTGATTTAGGAACCGCTGGTGATTTATACGTTGGTGGTAAAATCACAGGTAGTGGTTTAGCTGTATTTGGAGGAAATGTAACTGCTTCAGGTGATTTAGGAACCGCTGGTGATTTATACGTTGGTGGTAAAATCACAGGTAGTGGTCTTGCTGTATTTGGAGGAAATGTCGAGGTTACTGGAAACATAAGTGGTTCATCAACTTCAACTGGTTCGTTTGGTGCAGTTAGTATTGGTACTGGTGCTTCAGGTACAGCTAAATTAAAGATTGACCAAGACCAAAATAACTATGCTTTAGAAATAGATTCCGAAGCTACAACGGCGGCATCTATTTATATTGCTGGTAATACGGCTACAACAACTCCAATTATTATGATAGATGATGCTGACGCTCTTACAACGGGGAATATGTTGAAGTTGTATTCTAATGCTAGTAATACTAGCACAAGAAATCTTGTCTATCTTATAAATGACCACGCTTCCGCAACAGGAGCAACCTGCCTACATATTCAACAAGATGCCGACCAAAAATCTATTGTAATTGATTCAGCATCAACTACCAATCACGTTATGAGAATAGATGGCCCGCTAACAACAACAGGAACTTGTTTTTTAATTGATGACGTAGATGCTTTAACAACAGGCAATATAGCAAGATTTCATAGTAATTCATCTGATACAGGCACAAGAGAATTAGTTGCGATACACAATGACAACACTTCTGCAGTAAACGCAACAGCATTAAAGGTAGTTCAAGATGCAGCTCAAATAGCTTTACATATTGAAACGACTACAAAAAGCGGTTTATATGTACATAATAATGTAGACGCCTCAGCTGAACCTTTAGTTAAAATCCACGCACAAGGAGACGATTTTGACCAAAATGTTCTTCAAGTAGTAAATGCAGGAGATGCTCACGGAATTGAAATTTCTGGTAATGGTAGTCTTCACATATCGTGCCCGGATGCAGCTCCTAAAATAAAACTTTCAAGAATAGAAGCTGATGAAGCTTTAGTCGATAATGATGTAGTGGGAGAATTAGAATTTTTTGCAAACGATGGTAGTGTAGCAAGTAATGCTCAAACAAAAGTAGGAAGAATATTTACAGAAATTTCAAGTACAGCACTTCAAACAAATATTCAATTTCATACCTTTGGTAGTAGTTTAGGTGAGAGAATGAGAATTAATGCGGCTGGCCGGGTCGGAATAAAAGAAGACGACCCTGAGGCATTCCTTCACGTCAAAAATGCTGGAGGTGCAACACCAGCTTTAAAATTAGAAGATAATAGTAGTGGTGTTAATTCATCTTATGTCTTAATGGATATTGATTTTAGTAATGATGCTGATATTGAAGGTGGTAAATTTATTATTTTTCAAGATAGTGGTGGTGTAATTGGAAGTATATCAGGAGATGATGACGCAACTTCTTTTAATACTTCTTCTGATTATAGAAAAAAGACAGATTTAAAAGGTATTGTAGATGCAACTGGAACAATTAATCAATTAAAATTATATGACTTTGCTTGGAAAAAGAATACAGATAAAAGAGCCGTTGGTGTTATTGCTCACGAAGCTCAAGAGGTTTTTCCAAATGCTGTTTCAGGTGAAAAAGATGCAATGACTACAAAGATATATAAAGATGAAAATGGTGATAAACAAGAGAAAGAAGTTATGGATACTCAGACAGTTGATTACTCTAAGTTTATTCCACTTCTTTTAAAATCAATACAAGAATTAACAAAAAGAATTGAAGAATTAGAAAATTAATATTTATATTAAACGGAGAAAACAATGGCTTATAGAATAGTCAAACAATTAATGCCAGCACCAACTTCAAGTTTGATAGGTGAAGTAACATTTGATGACCCAGCTTGGGCTTCAAGAAACATTTATGTTGCCAAACTAAGTGGAAGTGCTGATAAATTGTGGGAATATAGTGGAAGTAGTGCAGTATCAGCATCAACCGCAAAAATGAATGAACTAACAGGGTCAGATGATACCGGCCGTGTATATAAGGTTATTCAAATTTAAAAAAAAAACTTTATTTCATAGTATACTATGATATTTATTTAAACATAAAACTATAATAATATAGGAGAATATAGTTATGGCCGAAGAAGCAAAAAAAGCAGAAGATTCTAAAGAAGTAAAATTCACAGATGATGAACTAAAATCATTACAAGAGTTACAAACTAGTTACGGAGAAAAACAATCTATGTTAGGACAACTAGCTGTTCAAAAAATATTATTGAATCAACAGATTGATGCTCTTAATAATAGAACATCAGAAGTTGAACAAGAATATCAAACAACTCAACAAGAAGAACGTGATTTAGTCAAAACACTAAATGATAAATACGGGCCAGGTCAATTAGACCCAGCAACAGGCGTATTTACACCATCAAAATAAAAAAAACCTCTAAATTTAACAGTTTGGAGAAGTTAAGTTATATTTATAGTAGAATAAATTTATTCAAAAATTTTAACTTAGGAGAACCACAATGGCTGAAAGAATAGTTTCGCCAGGTGTATTTACTCGTGAAAGAGATTTATCATTTCTTCCACAAGGGATTAGTGAAATTGGTGCGGCCATTATAGGCCCAACCAAAAAAGGCCCTGCATTTACACCTACAACAATAAATAATTTTCAAGAATTTGAGGAAATGTTTGGGGGAGTCGACCCAAGATTTTATGTTCCTTATACAGCAGAGGCATACTTAAAAAGTGCTGGTGTTGTAACAATAGTAAGAGTTTTAGGTATTGGTGGTTATGCTGCAGATACAATTCAATTAATAGCCTCATTAAGTGGTTCAGATTATGTTAATACACCAACATCACACTCAATAGCTGTATTGGCACCATCACTTGGTTCATCTGGAGTTGGTGATTTATCAGCATCAACTATTACTGGAGCATTGACAGTTCGTAATGGAGAAACTTTTACACTAACAGTTACAGGTAGTAATGTTACAGCTGAAACATATGCATTATCATTTAATACAAGTAGTGATGCTTTTATAGATAAAGTTATCAGTCCAGATGCACAATCAACAAAATCTGGTGGAACAACATCTTCAGTTTATGTATATAAAATCTTTAAAGATAAACCACACAATCTACCAAGTTCAAAACACAGCACTTCAGTTAATCCAAATAACACAACTGCATCACTTGCAGTTACTCAAAATGGTTTAAACTTTACTGGTGGAACAACAACCTTTGATTCAGCTGGTGACGCTTCTGATACAACTTGGACTGGTAATAAAGATTATCAATTTGCAAGAACACCATATATTTTATCTCAAATAGCTAATAGTAAAAGAGAAAACTTATTTAGAGTTTACACTCGTGGTCAAGGTACTGAAATGAACACAAGCTTCAAATTAGGTATGTTAAATATTAAACCAGCCGCAGATGTTGCTGGTTCAGACTTTGGTACATTTTCAGTACAGGTAAGAGTACATAATCCAGGTGGTTCAGATGATGACCAGATATTAGAACAATTTGATAATCTAACATTTGACCCATTATCTTCTAATTTCTTTGCAAGAAGAATTGGTGACAGATGGGTAGAAATAGATTCAAATGGTAAATTAGAATATTATGGTGATTTCCCTAACTTTAGTAAATATATTAGAGTTGGTGATTTTAAGAATATGGTTAAGGATGGAACATTTAAACTACAAAAAACAGTAGTTCCATTCGGATTTGAAGCACCTAATAATCCAACACCAGGTGGAAGTAATGTTCCTACAGCTTCATATAAAAGGACTCAAGTAGACACAAATGGTAATTTTGACAGAAATGTATTTTACGGATTTGATTTTTCAAATTTAACATCAAGACAATATCTGTCTCCAATACCTGCAACAGCAACAGCTGGTGCTAATGCTTCTATGAGTTTAGATGGAGTAATATCATCTAGTGGAAATGCTGCTGTCGGTTCAGCTGATGCATCTGAATTAAATGTATCAACATTTACAGGTGCAGGAACAGCAGTAACCCTTACAAATTCAGCAATACAACAGAGAAAATTCCTTGTTCCTTTCCAATTTGGATTTGATGGAGCAAACCCAGCAGTGGCAGTGAAGACTGGTGGTGATATTGTAAATACAAACACTATGGGATTTGATTTATCAGATTCAGCGGCTAGTGGTTCTGTTGCATACAAAAGAGCTATCAACGCTATCAGTAATCCTGATGAATTTGATATTAATTTATTAGCACTACCTGGTGTAATTCACGGATTACACTCAACGGTAACTAATCACGCAATATCTAAGATGGAGGCTCGAGCAGACGCTTTCTATGTGATGGACGCATCTGGATTAAATGATAGTATAGATACTGTAAAGTCAGCTATTAAGACATTAGATACAAATTACGCTGGTATATATTACCCGTGGGTGAAGATTATAGATAGAGACACTAATAGTCCTCTATTTGTACCACCTTCAGTAGTATTACCTGGTGTAATTAGTTTTACAGATAGTGTAGCTCACGAATGGTTCGCACCAGCAGGTTTGAATCGTGGTGGATTAACAAATGTAACAGAAGCAAAAACAAGATTGACTCACGCAGAACGTGATGACCTCTATGAGAATAGAATCAATCCAATAGCTTCTTTTCCAGGTCAAGGTGTAGTAGTATTCGGACAGAAAACACTACAATCAAGACCATCAGCACTTGATAGAATCAATGTTCGTAGATTGTTAATTGCATTAAGAAAGTTTATTGCAAGTACTTCAAGATTCTTGGTATTTGAACAAAATACATCAGCAACAAGAAACAGATTCTTGAATATTGTAAATCCTTATCTTGAACAGGTACAACAGAATAGTGGTTTAAGTGCATTTAGAGTAGTAATGGACGATTCCAATAATACTCCAGATGTTGTGGATAGAAACCAATTAGTTGGACAAATATTCATTCAACCTACAAGAACTGCTGAGTTCATTGTGTTGGATTTTGTTGTTCAACCAACAGGTGCTACATTTCCTGAGTAAGTTTAACTTATAAATAGATGTAACGTATAATGAGAAGCCCCAATTTCGATTGGGGTTTTTCTTTTTTACTTAAAATTTGTTTAATTGATATTTATTTATGATAGAAATAAAAGACTTTTAAAGCTAGGAGATTATAAATGGCTACATTAGACCCTTCAGAAATTATGTTCACACCATTTGAACCGAAAACAAAAAATCGGTTCATTATGTATATTGAAGGTGTTCCCGCATACTTGATAAAAACTATGAACAGACCAACTATTCAATTCGAAGAGATAGTTTTAGACCACATTAATGTAAAACGATACATTAAGGGTAAAGGTGCGTGGCAACCTATTGATATAGTTCTTTATGACCCTGTTGTTCCATCAGCTGCTCAATCAGTTATGGAATGGATACGTTTAGGACACGAATCGGTAACAGGCCGTGACGGATACTCAGATTTTTATAAAAAAGATATTACTTTTAATATGTTAGGCCCAGTTGGTGATGTAGTAGAGGAATGGGTTCTAAAAGGAACATATATTGAATCTGCAAACTTTGGTGATTTAGATTATGCATCAAGTGACCCAGCTGAGATTACTTTAACACTAAAATATGATTACGCAATCTTACAATTCTAATAGGAGAATACAATGACTGAATGGATAGCA